GTGGTGTTCGCGCCGAATAAATCGGTACTTCACACCAGTGCGCAGCAGTGTGAACCGCTGGCCGGGTTGCAATTGGCGCACATACCTTTTCACTTTTCACCCCTGATGTCTTTGAGCGTTTTGCTGGCATACAAGTAGTAGTTGTGATTGTCCTGGCAGGCGTGCAGTCCCTCCAGCACATCACGGCAAGCCTGTAATTCACGCTGGGCCAGCAGGTCAGCAAAACGCTGCAAAGCCTTGGGGTGCTCAAGGTGGCACGCTGGCAGATTGGCCTCTCTGGCCAGTTCCATGATCGTCTTCATGCCGACCACCCGTAGAACAGGGCAGCGGCCAAGCCAAGGCCGATGACAATGGCCGTGATGAAGTCCAGCGCGGCCTCTGCACGTGCGTGCAGCTTGGCTGCCCTGACTTGGTAGTGCTGGTGATATTTGTGGTGTTTCATCGTTTTTCTTTCTGTGGAAAGGGGCCGAAGCCCCGTGGGTTTTATTTGGCTGCCTTCAACACTTCAGTGTCAACCCAATCGCCAATCTGCGCTGGCATCCAGCCGTTTTTTTGCTTGCGGCCAAGGTGTGTGCTGGCCAAATGGCAAAAGGTGTTGCCATCACGCTGTGCGCCAATGGCCACGACACGCCATGTGTCGCCCATGTGAACAATGATCTTGTCGATAAAAGATTGTGTGTTCATGTCGTTTACTCCGGTTTAGTCGTTACCCAGAACAAAGATTTGTGCTGGTGAAACGTATTATGGACTAAATAAACAGGCCATGCAACACCCCTACAAAACAGTCAACTATTAACAAAGAACACAAGTAAAATGCTGGCATGAACAGCATCCACGACATCCGAGACATGGCCCGTCTGCACAAGATTCAGATGAAGCAGGTCTGCGCCTTGGCCCAAATACAACAGCCCCAGGTCAGCAGGTGGCTGAGTGGGGCTGTTGATCCTCTGTGGTGTTCAGTCAATCAGATGGAAGCGGCTCTGTTGACGCTGATAAAACAACAGGAGATGCAAGCCCCTGCCGCAGCAGATGCCGAAGCAGCGCAGCCTTAGACATCCCCAAGGCGTGCGCTGTAGCCTCCAGCTTGTCGAACAACTCTTGTTCAACGTGGGCCGCAATGAAGACCTTACCAGTCATCACCAGCCACCTCGGCAGGCGCAGCAGCAGGTGCTGACCCACGGGTGATTCCAAAGTCAGCAGCAGCCGATGGCTTGGCGCCACCCAAAGGCTCACCCTTGCGCACCAGCAAGATGTTGTTCAAACCGAACGACACGCCGTTATTGCCAGCTTGCGAATACGCATAGGCATTCAAAGACACCCGAACAAAGTCACCAGACACGATGTCATCAGACCCGATCAGGTCATTGCCATGCGTGTCAATAGCACCAGGCTTGCTGGTGGACTTCACGTTGCAAAAGAAGTGGCCAGCGTATTCCTTGCCCAAGGGAGAGCCATCTGTCTTGGTTTCGGTGTCGCCATCACGCAAGGGGTTGCGGACATTCTTGGGAATCTTGTCGCCAAACTTGCTGGCCAATGCTACCTTGGCCGCTGCCTTCAGTGCTGTCAGCGTGTCCTTGTCGGTCTTGGGGATGAGGATTTGAGTTGAAAACTCATCCTTCCCGTTCATTTCGTTTTTCCTTGCTTGCAAGGCCGAGAAATACGAGGTGCGCACCTCGCCAGTTGTCACTCTAGTGGTCATGATCGTTTCCTTTGGGTTGATCGTTTACAGGTTTACAGCCCCATCAAAGTGATGAAGCAATTGCACTTTAGCACAAAAAAAGTGCTTGTTTAAAAGATTTTTACACTGCACAATCGGGACTCTTTCAACCGCTAAACCGAGGAAACCGATGAAGCTATATCCGCATCAAGACGAGGCCAAGCATTTCTTGCTGGACCACAAGAGGGCCATCTTGGCCGACCAGCCGCGAGTCGGAAAGACACTGCCCACAGCAGCAGCAGCCCTTGAGCATTTGCCAGTGCTGGTGGTCTGCCCAGCCATCGCCAAGACCGTGTGGGAGGCTGCATTCTGCAAGCTGTCCAACGCCAGTGTGCGTGTGGTCAACGGCAAGAATGACGCCATGAAGACCACCGACCATCAGGTGGTCATCATCAACTATGACCTGCTTCAATACTTCAACAATGCTGGCTACAAAACGCTGGTGCTGGATGAATGCCATCGCATCAAGAACCCTTTAGCCAAACGCACTGCATCAGCATCCCTGCTGATGAAGCAGGTCGAGCGTGTGTATGCCCTCAGTGGAACACCAATACCCAACAGGCCCGTGGAACTCTGGCCCATCTTGCATGGCCTGGGCATCTACCGTGGCGGCTGGTACGACTTTGCAGCCCGGTACGCCAAGATGTGGCGATCGCCGTGGGGATTAGATGTCTCAGGCTCCAGCAACATCCCTGAACTCAAAGCACTCATGAAGCCCCATGTCATGCGCCGAAAAAAAGAGGATGTGTTCAAGGACTACCAAGCCCCACAGGTGTCGCTGATCACGTTTGATCTGCCCAACAACAAACGTGAGCAAGAGTTTGATGCCGATGCTTTGGTGGCCAACCCCAACGCACTGCTGGCCTTTGAGGGCTTGGCCGAGATCATGCGCGAAGCCGGGATGCGCAAGGTCGGCATGGCCGCTGAATTCATCGATGACCTGCTGAACGCTGGTGAGCCTGTCGTGGTCTTTGCGCACCACAAGGATGTTGTGGCCGAACTGGTCAAAGAACTCAAGGCCCACAAGCCCGTCACCGTGGTGGGCGACACCCCACGCGCACAGCGTGACAAGGCCATCGAAGCATTCCAAGCTGGCAAGACCAAGTGCATCGTTGGCAACATCGCGGCCATGTCCGAAGGTGTGGACCTAAGTGCTGCCGACACGATTGTCTTTGTCGAATGCACCTGGTCCACCAGTGCGCTGGAGCAGGCCAGCAGCCGGGTGGAGAACATCGCCAAGAGCAGCGTCAAGCCACTGATTTATATCCTGACCATTAGGGCATCGCTCGACCATACCGTGCTGGCCAAGATACTGGCCAAGCAAAACATCATCAATCAGATTATTTAAGGACCACCATGCAACACACTGAACGTAAACACGCACGCCTGTCAGCATCACGCACAGAGCGATTCATGCAATGCCCAGGCTCTGTGCGCCTTGAATCACAGATGCCTGATGAGCCAGCAGGCGAGGCCGCAGCCATCGGCACGGCCATCCATGAACTGTCAGAAAAGCTGCTGAGAGGCGAGGCGGTCAACCCCAACGACCACCCAGACGATCACTTCAACATGGCCATGGAGTACGTTGAATTCATCAACAAGCTGGTCGAGCAGCCCCGCAAGCGAATGATTGAGGTCAACGTGGACGCAGGTCTGAAGTCCCTGCATCATGCCCTTGGCGGCACTGCTGACGCTGTGCTGGTCGATGGCAACCACCTTCATGTCGTGGATCTCAAGACTGGAAGGGTTTTGGTCGAGGCCGAGAACAACAAGCAACTGATGACCTATGCCCTGGGCGTGATGCGGCAGTTCAATGCGCCCGTGGACATCACCTGCACCATGCACATCTTCCAGCCCCGTGCTGGCCACTCCAAGTGGACCATCAGTGGCGCTGATCTGGTCAACCATGGCCATGACTTGGTTCATGCAGCCAACCTGGCCCTGTCCCCAGACGCGCCCACCAACCCATCACCCGATGCCTGCAAGTACTGCCGAGCCAAGACCATCTGCCCGTCCATGCGCCAGAAGGTCCAAGACAACGCACGCAAGGACTTTGCACCAGACACAGCCATCACCCCCGACATGCTGGATCTGGCCCACCTTGCTGCCGACTGGTCAGAGGCAGTCATCACGGCTGCCAAGAAGCAATTAACAGGTGGTGAAACAATCAGTGGCTGGAATCTCAAGCCAGGCCGCAAGACCCGGTTTTGGAAGTCAGAGGAACTGGCGGCAGCCGCCTTGAAGGACCACCCCAAGGCATTCAGCCTCAAGTCGCCAGCCGCCATTGCTGACCTGAACATCGAAGTGTCCGAAGACCTGATCGGCATCAAGCAGGCTGCGGCATCACTGGCCAAGGACAAGGCCAAAAAGTCCGAGGCATAGAATCCCCATTCCCCA